CTATTTTAGTTTGAAAAAGAAGCAGGGGTTTTACCCCCTGCGCGATTCTTTATATATTATATTTCACTTTGACGAAAATGTCAAGATATATTTTTAGTAGGCTAGTCCTACATAGGTTATATCTGCATCATCAGCTACGTCAAGAGTTGAAGGCAGCGCATTGAACGAAGTCTCAATAGAAATTAGATCTTCAATCGCGTGAGTAGGAATATCCACGTGAGCTTGAGGACAATGAATTTCCATTCTAGGAGTACCTGAACCACCACCGATAGCAAATGTAAGATCAAACTTATTCGAGGTTACAGTTGTCAAAGCTGACATATCATCGAAGAAATCCTTACTAGCTTGAGTATTAGTAGTATCATCTGCTAAGTAACAAGTGAAATTTCCCGTTACAGTACGTGATCCCGTTACGTGACCTACCGCTACGTTTACAATTCCGAGTTCTTCTGGAGTTGTATACGTTACATTATTAGTCATTGTAACAGTTCCGCCTGTTAATGTCAAAGAATAATTCCTTTCTAGCTCGGAAGAACCATCTCCTGTTGGATTCATAGTAGTATTTAGAGCAGTTGTAGCTGTAGCACCTGAACCACCGCCACCGGTTATTGCGCAAGTCATTGTGTCAGACGATGTATACCCAGCTCCTGCATTAGTGAGAATTATTTTTGTTACTGCCCCACTAGTGACAACTGCAGTTCCTGTAGCAGTTGTACCACCGCCCGCGGGCGCGCTAAACGTAACAGTAGGCGCACTAGAAAAACTTGAACCGGCTCCTGTAATTACAGGGGTTGTAGCTGTACCAACTGCGATTGACAGAGTTGTCAAGCGATTTCGAATGAAGTTTGTTGTTGCTCCATGTGCTTCATTGATTGTTGCTGCAGGAAAGGATACACCTTCTGAAGTAATTGTAGAAGCCATTCCTGACCAGTCTATTTGAGCAATACCATCAATATCAAAGTTAATAGTTGCTTCATTTAGTACCACACCAGTTAGCTTATAAGTAATCTTATTAGCATCACCTAGTTGGAAATAAATATTAGCTCCTCCGTCAGGACCTAATGTTGATACATTAGATGAATTAAGATTAATATGAGACTTACTAGTACTAGTATTAAATTGATTGGTAAAAGTGTTACTGGCATAAGCAGCTGGACCGCCAAAAAGAGCCCAAAGAGCTTCTTCTACTGCATGATGATTTTGAGCACTGTCTGCTTCTAGAGCTCCTGTTGCTGCGGGGGCACTTGATCCTTTTGATATAAAAGGACGAACATAAGTACTAAAGGAAAATTCAGCCGCTGAAAGAGAGTCATTAAAAGCTCGTCTACCTCTACGACTGACTCCTGCAGTACTTTCCATTTCGTTCAGTCCGATTTCCGTCACGTTTGTAGCCTGCGAAAAAGAAAAACCTTCTAGTACAGGTATCTTCCATACAGCCGACCCGATTTCAACGTGCATCTCCGAGTCGCGGCTAAAATATAATTGTTGAGCCATTATTATCTCCTAAATTTCTTGAAAAGGTTGGAATTGAACGTCTGTTCCTACCAACCGTTTCTAGTATCGAACCTCAGCTACCATTTCTGCAACACCCATAGGCTCTAATACACCTTCGTCAGTATCTATACTGAGGACTGTGATTTGTTGTATGCCTTGAGACACACCCAATTTATCAGTATACGTCATACCAGAATTATCTTCTAGTACTGTTTCTACATCCTCTAATAGAGCATCTAGAGCATTTACTGCATCTTCTTCATTTACATAACATCGTAAAGTAATAGTTAAAAATCTATTCTTTACGCCGCCTGTTAAATATTCTCTTGCTTCCCTTCCAGCATTTATATGTACTGCAGGAAATTCTTCAACTTCATCCCAAAACTTTAGTCTAGGGCTTATATTATCCGCTAAGTCAGTATGATATTGTCCTGACCCATCAATAGCGTTTAATTTCTGTACTATAGCATCTACAATTCCCTGCCTGCGAGTGGTATATGTTCTAGTTGCCATTACAGTACCCTTCTAGTATAAAATCTTCCCATTGCGAATTTAGCTGCTATGGCTCTTAGTGACTGGTCTATCAGTCTTCTAGGATCATAATCATCACTTCCTTGCTCTCCGCCAGGTTCAAAAGTCTGGTAGGGGTTTGTTTGATAAGTATACCCTATTGAAGGAAAGCCTTGGGGAGTACTAATTATATCTGTAACTCTTGCAGACGCTGCTAGTTTTCCAGTTTGAGACTCTAGTCTAGGTCTTCCCATATTTCCTTCTACTGCTGATGGTAATTCTTTGTTTATTAAACCTATCATAGCTAAAGGAGATGTTGCGGGAGAGCTTGCACCCATAGCGGCTCTTCTTTTAGCTACTAGCCCTCCAATAGGGGGCAGTTTATATGCGGCGCCTTGCTTTAGACTTACTTTTCTTTGTTGTCGTTTACCTTTTACAGTATTTCTACTGTTTTTTCTTTTTTTATAATTTACCCTGGTTTTAATCCTTTTAGTTGTACTGTTAGGCTTTAAACCTCTCGCAAATCCAGCTACTACACTCTTTTCAATCATGTCAAAAAAGCTATCAGATCCTTTCAAAAACACCCACCCTTCAGGTGTTTTTACTTTTCCTAAGGCTTCATCTATTACGTCTTGTAAACTCGTTACTTCTCCCTTGGAAAATGTATCTTTATTAAAACGAGAAGATTCAAGAAAAACTTCAAGGATTTTTTTCATATCTCCTTTGTAACTTTTACTATCTTTTAATATAAACTGGAATTTCTTTTGTAAACTCTTTAATATTTTTGCAGCACCTTTTTTAGTGTCTCCAACATAGTTCTGAAGAAAGTCTGCAGCAGCTAGAGCTCTTTGAGTTCCTACGGCTGAATCTCCTATATGCCCGAAGTCAGCAAAAGAGTCATTTGACTTAGTTCTTTCCCAAGGTTCAAGATTTGGATCGCCCTTGGGTAATCCTGTGTCAGGAGCTCCTTGACTTCTTATATATTTATTTTCTTCCGTTCCCGGTAACGCATCTGTACCTCTTCTACTATTACCCGCCTTTGTCCACTGGTTTATAGCCAGAATTAAAGGTCTTTGTGGGATAGCTTTTTTACCTTTTATGAAATTCTTAAAAATATTTGCAGTTCCACCTTCTTTAGATTGATTTACTGTAAAAACAAAGTTACTAGGAGTTCCTTCTATTATAACATCATAATTAGTAGTTTTTCCCTCAACTTTTTTAACTGCTGTATAGTAGTTAGATAGAAAAGATTTAACTGGACCTTTTAAAGTCTTTAGTAATTCTTTAACTATAGTAGGTTCTTGGCTTTTCCATTCTGCAATACTTTTATATCCCTCTCGTCTTGCCATCTCTTTCATGGATTGATATGTTACTGCCTTAACTTCCATATATACTATATGAGCTTGAATATCAGAAAACTCTCTTCGCCAAATAGCTGCATCTTTTCCAATTGCTGCTGTTATATCTTTATCAAGTTGTATAAGATCCTTATCAGCCATTAGAAATTCTTGTAAAGGTCTAAGACCCGCTTTATATGATCAGGGAAATCTACATTATCAGCCATTGACGATGTGCCTCTATTCTGTACACTAGCACCTTGCAATGTGCGTCTTTCTTTATATTCATCTTTTAAATAATAAGTTATAAGATCCGCAACAGCTAGTTGCAAATCTTTGGGAGTAGTCTCGTACCCTGCTGTATATACAATCTTAACTGAGCCAGGGCCTTGTGGCCAGTTCCTATAGTTAGCGCCAGATGTAGTACGAATTACACTATCTGTATCAACATCTAAATAATATTCTGTATTAGCGGTAGTAAGGGTCTTATATACACTAGAGTAGCCTTCTCGCTCTTGTACAGAAACAATGGTATTAACAGGGCTTTCAGTTAATTGGACTAGATAAGTATCCCAATTGACATTGAAAGTTTCTGTTTTATTCGCGGAGTAATAGTCTATAATACTATTACCACAATAGGTTTTTACTAATGGACTCACAGAATCTATAAGCGCATCTATACGTCCGTCCTCCTTCACGCTTTGTGAAAGATTTTTTAACGCTTTATATTCGTCTCTTGTTATTAAGTCTGCCATAAGTCAATTAGTAAAAACCTGGGGAGAGCCGAAGCCCTCCCCACGAGTTAATATTTAATACACCAAATTACGAAGCGGCGTATCTTACTGCAACTGCTGGCTCATCTGCGCCTGCGCCTGCAACTAGCTCTTCAAATCCTCTGGATTGTGAAGCTACAACTGCAGTACGTTGACCTGCTACTTCGTAGTCAGTCTCAATGTTTACAGACTTCAGTCGAGGCATCAAGTAGTTATGTACGTTAACTGCACAAGCTGCTGTGCTGTTAGCTGTACGAGCGATTTGATCACTCACAACTACAGGAGATCCATAGATAGATCCAACCTGACCAACTACCTTCATAGCGACATCACTACCAACTTCAGATATGTCTGAGAAAGCTGCGTCTGCGATAAGGTTGAAATACTCTTCAACATTAACAACGTATGCTACGTCATTAGGATTGACTCCGTATTTACCCATTTCAGAACGAGCTGCTAACAAGTTTGCACCAGTAAGTGCACCTGAACCGTTAAGAGCTAGAGGAGTTCCACCCCAAGTATCAGCTAGTTCAGTACCTGCGTAGTCAGTACCCGCTCCACCAACTAGACCTGCTTGATTAGCAGTACCCAGTAGAATAGAAGCATCGATAGCGCGAGCGTGAGCTCGTGCAAGTGCTGATAGAATCCAAGGAAGGACGTTAACAACGATTTGCTCATCAGTGTCATTGCTGATAAAAGTACCAGAAATTAGACGGTAAGCATTCAGTGTTACACGATTAACGTGAAAGTTATTATCGCTCGCACCTTTCTCTTCCAAGAGATTTGCAGTAGTTTCTAGACCAGTCGCATTCCAGTTAGCGTTTTCAGTATCCGGAATGATTGGTAGTACAGTAGCACCTGAATTGACTGCCATCTCTTTGAAAAGATTAGCAACCTTTTGCTCAAGTCGTACTTCTTCTTCGAAAGTAGAAGATACGCTTGCGTCCAGGCCGATACCAGTTGAGGCGTCATAGGTAACGCCTGCTTTTTGCATGATACCTTGAGCATAGTCGGTGTTCCAACCTTTACCAGTAATCTTTCCTAGAACTGACGCATAGAGAAACTCTTTGCCCCACTTAGAAATGTTACCGTCGCCACGGTTTGCAAAAACTCGCTTAGACTCTTGTAGACGGGAAATTTCTTCCTTCTTCTCTTCAAGATCTGATTTGTAAGTGTTAAGAACTTCTTCGATCTCAACATCTTTCGCTGCTAGTTTTGCCTCAACATCTTTGACAAGTCTCTCAGCTCCAGTTTCAACCCCTACTCTAATAGCAGTTTTAACTGTCTCTTCTTGCTTTACTTTTTCTGCAGTCTCTGCTTCAACCTTTTCGGCTTCAACCTTTTCTACAGCTTTTTGCTCGGCTTGCTTCATTGCTATATTAGTAGCAGTTTGTTCTGCTACCTGTTTAGCAAAAGCTTCCAAGTCGATTGCGGGAGTATTAGCTTCCGACATTTTGATCTCCTCTTGCACGGATTGCTCCGTCTTTACCGGTGTATTACTAGCTATGCTGGATGATCTCTCATCTTCTTTAGCCAGAGACTGACCGGCTAGATCTACACGATTTGTGAAAGTTTTCTTGAAATCTTCATACTCTGACTGAGAGTCGAAAGACTTCGCTAAAGAAAAGGTAGCTGCCTGATTGCAGGGCACGGAAACAACCGAGACCTCAAACAATTCAGCATCCTTTATCATAAGTCCGTCAGTTTCCTCGATATAATCAGCGTCCTTGACTCGGAAACCAACAGAAAATGCTCCAAGAACCCCATCCTTAACTAAGTCACACACACCGTTAGGGGCGGACTTACTAATTTTTGCTTCTAGTTCCAGACCAGTGTCTGTAACTTTAATTGCTGTTGCACGACCTATTGGTTGGTCGTAGTTATGGTTAAAAAGAATAATAGGATTATTCTTGAAATTAGCCAAACCACCTTTACCCCAAGCGTCTGCCTTGATGCTGTCTCCAGCTCTATCGAAATCTGCAGTACTTGCCATGCCCCGTATTTTTACACTACCATCATCCTGCTCGTGGGACTTAAAAGTAGAAGTTATATTAAAAATTTTATTCATTCGTTTCATTCCGTCCAGTAGTAAGTTTTATGCTGCTCATACTAGGCTTGGCAGGTTTAGGAGCTTCGGTCTTAGTCTTTACCGGAGCAACTTTAGCTTTACTGCTACAATCTTTATTAATATTTGGGTACTCAGAATTTAGGTACTTAAACAACATACTC